TGCTCTTTCTTGATTCTTAATTTTAGTATCAATACCGTGTCTTCTTGACGCCTTTTCAGAACTTGATGCGATATCTTTTTGTGTCTTAATCCATTGTCTAACTTTTTTCATAGACATAAAACCATCATCTGGTATCGCAAGTACCTCTGGTGCAATGTTTTTATATTGTGGTGGATTTTCTTTTAGTCGTTTTTCTCTTGCGAGTGCAAGTCTTTCAATCGCAGCCTGTCGTTGTTCTTCAGACATTTTTCGTTTAGTCATTATACCTCACTAATTATAATTATTATTGTTTACATATTAACATAGAAAATTATGTTTGTCAACCCTTTGCCAATTTTTTCATTCTTAACTGATTATCAATCCATTGTTTTGCAATGTAATTGTTGGGTTTTTTATTTGCAAGTTTTCTAACTGTCTTAAATACTTTATTAAATACATCTTCGCCTGCATTATTATTGTCAACAACAACAAAGTTTTTAGTACCAAATAAATTTTGAAATTTACCAATGTTTGATTGTACATTGTTCCAATATGTTTTTACAATATCTGATGGTAGTTTTCTATCTCTTTTGTTATTTCTTTCTATTGCAGTATCTAATGAAGTATTAACAAAAATCATATAAGTGTTATAACCTAAATGGTTTAGTAATTTTTTTTGTATTTCTATTTTACCATATTCTGCACCAGTACCATCTATAATCATACCAAGTCTACCAGCAACAAAATTCTTTTGCATTTTAGATGTAACTTCTTTTGCTCTTTTTCTTATTTTATCTCTTTCAAGAGTTTTCTCTGGATTCATATCTCTAAAATCCAAATCAAAATCTGCATCTTTTAGTAGTTTTTCAAATGCATTATCAGAGTTTACAACTTTCAGACCGAGCCCACCAGTGGTCTTTCTTACTACAAAAGATTTACCACTACCAGGCCCGCCTGCTAGAAAAAATGCTTTAAATATATTAGGGTCGTATACACCCTCTTGTAATTGGTCAAATGTCTTCACGCTGTTCTTCTTCCTAAAAACTTTCTCGTTCTTGCGAGGTAGAGTTTACTCACCTCCGTTGTTAAGTCATTTACATCATTATTTATATATCGTTCTTGTTTTTGAAAATTTAATGTTCTTAACTTACGAGTTTGTTTATTAGTCATTTTACTTCCTTTAAATTAACCTCTTAGGGTTGGGTGGTAGATTATTTGAATAAGGTTTAGTCACACTATCTTTAATGACTGTCGCTTGTATAGTATGTTTTTTAGGTCTACCAAAATCAAAAGTGTGTCTTAATCTTGTTATAACATATCTACCAGTTAATCTTTCATCATATAATTCTTCATCTTCATTATCTGAATCAGTTTTTGCTTTATATACATTCAATCTTATTACATCTGAAGCCTGTATTGATAAGTTACCCACCATTTCAATAGTCATACCCATTCTATCTAAAAATGCCATTTTATGATTTCTAGATAACAAATGATCACTTATTGAGGATTCCTCAAAAGGATAAATCGTATTTGGGTAAGGATTGATATTGTGGATTGAACCTTTTGGATTATTAAATCCAGAAGAGGATTGTACAGACAAATAAGAATCGTGAAAGTCTTCTACTGTTTTTCCATCTTCATCTACTGGACTTGATATTGGAAATACTGGATAACCAGTTTCACCAATACCACTCTCTATATCATTTTTTTTGGAAAACGCATCAGAGTATCTAAACTTTAAATCGTGATAAGTTTTATTGTATATATCGTGTAACAACATTCTTGAAGAATACATTCCATTCATTGTGTTTAACAGTACACTATTACTTATACTATGGTCACTTTCTACTTGTCCTAATTGTCTAACTATATTTGCTTCTAATTGAGATGATTTAGATGGTTTATTATCATAAGTATCTGATGCACCTAATGTAAATGTTGTTTTAGTATTTTGTCTATTAATCATATCAAAAGATAAAAAATGCAAACCTTTACTAGTTTCAAAAAACACAAAAGGTGAGTCTTTTTTTGTTTTAGCTCTTTGTGCAATCATTTGTATTGCAGTTAAAGGTCGTAAATTAGGAATCACCACTCTTTCTAAACCAACACTATCATCAGTTAAAAATCTTTTATTACTACCTAAAAATTGTTTCTCTTTTACTAATCTACGAACTATTTCTGACATATTACCAGAAAAACTTTGGGATATTCTGGTTCTAGAATTTCTCATATATTCTCTTGATGCAAGAGTTAATGTAACAAATTTACCTTGCCCCTCAGTTCTTTGTGTTACTGATGTAACGATAAGTGGGTCTGTTGTGAAATCTATTGAAACATCTTCGGTGGAGGGTGTAACTAATTTTAAGTAACAAAATTCATTACCTACAATACCATTATTTAATACCAAATCATTTGTATCTGCAAAAGATATGTTTGCAGTCATAAAACCTTGCATTATATCTTCATACACACTTACAATACTTAATACACCTTCAAGGCTCACATCAGTTCCGTGATGTGTTTTAAGTTTACATTCTTCAACTTCAAATGTACCACTATAATTGTATTGACTTAATCCAACAGACATTATTTATCACTTTGTAATAAGGTTCTTAATTCTTTCCTAATTTGATTTACGAATTCTTTTCTTACTAATCTTATTTTACTATATTGAGTTTGTAAATTTTCCTCATACTCTCTGTTTGTCACTTCACTTACTGTATCACCACTATGACCAGTAGAGTCTAAACCTATGTTTATCTTTGTTGTTGTATCACCAGACTTTTGACTAATTTCATAATGATGAGTTCCAAGTGGACTTGCATATTTGTCTTTCATATAATCTTCAAATCCTCTAACACTCATAGGCCATTGATGGTATCTATCAACTATATTGTTTGCATACAACACTAACCAATGTAATTCTGCACTACCATAAAAATCATATGCAACATCTTCTGGTTTTTCGCCTGGTTTAACTTGATAATAATCATACAGTAAAATATTATCTTTTACTAAATCATTTATCTTAACCCTTCTTAATATATGTGTAAACAGTTTTGGATTGTCATCACCTACTATATCATATACTAGAGTTTCAAAATTCTGAAAGTATGCCATTAAAAACCTCTTGCTAATACATTGTTTTGTGTCACTAATTCTAATTCTTTAAATTGAAGTGTCATTTCTGTTTGTACTGGTGGAGCTTTCATTCCATCTGGCGCTCCTGCCTCTGCCATAGATGGGTCAAATGTTTGATATCTATCACCGCCATATTTTACATTCATATTTTCTAATACACAAGTTGATATTTTGTTGATATATTCATTTTCTTTACCATCATTCATCATATACTTAATATCAAAAACATCTGGTGTAACAAATGTTCTTGATGTTGTTACATCACCAGCAATTTCTGGTAACATATGAAACTTAAATCTTCTTACAATATTGTAAACTGCTTTTGCTTCTTGATAACTTTTTGGTAAAAATTTAAAATTAAATGAAAAACTTCTTTTTTGTAATCCAGAAAATATTAATTCCATTCTGTTGTTAACTGCTTTACCAGACCTACCAAATAATATTGCTTTAAAACCAGGCGCCATTGTATCTATCGTACCAATCCCAGCTTTCTCAACTAAATTATTTTTTCTCATAACTTCATCAGTTGCCGCAGCTATTTTTTCAGCAAAATCACCTTTGGTGTTGACAAATGTATCAACTGCTCCAGCAGCTGTTTTTGCACCAAGTCCTATTTCCATATCAGTATACTGTGGTGCATATGTAACCTCAACAGACGGAGGCATAAACAATTTTATAAGACTTTGTAGTCTACTTGTCGGTGCTCTTGCAAATGTTTGGTTTCTAATTCTTGCACCTTGTTTTTGAACTCTTTTAACTTCTGCCGCACCACTAATAAATGGATTAAGACCTAACTCTTGTGCAGCTCTACTTGAATTTCCAGACTCACTTGCAGCTTGTGCTTTCTGTGATAATGCTGGAACTAAAGTAAACACAGAACCATTTTTACTTACAACAACATCTCTTGCAACAGCAGAGTTACTTATTAATGAACTGATACCAACTACTTCATCAGTCGTTTCTTTAGGTAATTCACCAAATTTAATTGAACCTACATCTTGTTCTAATATTTCAAATTGAATATGATGTCCAGCTGGTGTTCTACCACCATCATTACCAGCATTTAATGGATATTGTAAAATCTCTTGATTGAATTTACTTTTTCTAGTGTTTTGGTCAAGACTCACTCTTTGTTTAAATGGGTCTGCATCAAAATCATTTGTCAAACCCTCAGTTGAAGGTTTTCCCATTGCAATGTCTTTATAATTAACCATATAAATATTCCTATGAGTTATAGTGGTCGTTTCATTCCTTCTGATACTAAAAAGTATAAAGGTAATCCTACTACTATTTATTACAGAAGTTTGTGGGAACGAAAATTTATGGTGTATTGTGATAAAAATCCTAGAGTATTAGAGTGGGGGTCAGAAGAACTGATAATACCTTATTTTTTACCAACAGATGGCAAATATCATAGATATTTCCCAGATTTTTATGTCAAAGTCAAAAGAGCAGATGGTAAATTAAAAAAAATGATAATAGAAGTCAAACCTAAAAAATATACTGTTGAACCTAAAATACCTAAAAGAAAAACAAAATCGTTCATAAAAGAGGTTTACGAGTGGGGAAAGAACACTGCAAAATGGAAAGCTGCAAAAGAATATTGTAGAGATAGAAATATGGATTTTGTAATATTGACTGAAGACCACCTCAATCCCACTTATAAATATAGTAAATGAGTATATTTGACGAAATATCAAAGTTAAGGAAAAGTGGTAAAGAACCATACCAATGGTATCGTAATCGTATAAAAGAACTCGGTACACCATCTCAATCACAACTTATAAGAGATGGAAAGATTACTGGTAGAGTTAACTTTGGTGCGTTGAATATGTTTATATATGACCCTAAATTGAAAAACAAACTACCATATTATGATACATTTCCGTTGGTATTACCAATAGAAAAATATAGAGATGGTTTCTTAGGAATAAATTTTCACTATTTACCATATGCGTTGAGGGCCCAACTATTAAGTCGTTTAGACCCAAATGCAAATTATAGTGCGTTGAAAAAAGTAAGACTTATTAAACCAACTTTAAAAAGATACTTAAATAGTAATGTTAGAAGTAGATTTAGGAAATTAGAAGAAGAAGATTTTATGACTGCAATTATGTTACCAGTACAGAGATTCAAGAAATCATCTGCAAGTAAAGTGTGGTCAGATAGTAGGAAAGCAATCTAATGGTATTTTCATTAAGAGATTTTAAAAGTTCTTTATATGGTAGAGAACAAGCACAACAAAATAGATTTGAGATATTTTTAAAGTGTAAATTATTTACTGGTGAAAGTAATCGTTATGTTAGTTTAAGAGCAGAAAATTTACAGTTTCCAGGCAGAAGTATTCGTTCTGCACCAGATGATAATATATACGGCCCACCAAGAGAATTACCTCAAGGTGTTGGTCAATATGCATCATTACAAGCAACATTCTTATGTAATGCAGATATGTCTGAAAAAAGATTCTTTGAAATGTGGATGAAAAACATTTACAATCCAGTAAATCACAATTTAAACTATTATAATAATTACATAGGTGAACTAGATATATTTCAAATGGGTAAAGGTAGTAATACAGTTATACCATTTAATTTCTTTGCATTTACTGGTGCAAAAGAAGAAAAAACCAGTTATGGAGTTTCAGTAAAAGAGGTTTGGCCTAAATCAATTTCACCTCAAGATTTAAACCAAGCATCTAGTGAAATTCAAAGAGTAACCGTTGAACTTGCATATAGAGAGTGGCATACTATCAAAGAAGAAGGTGTTGATGATAGTATTGCAGATAAGAGTTTAAGGTTGAGAGGGTCGGATATATATATTGGAGATGATTCCAGATACAGTATCATAAGTCCTAAAGGTGTTCTTTATGATATTCTTGGTAAATCTGGTGCATCACCTACTGCGATTGCAACCGCTGGTTCAGCCGCAGATATAATCACTGGTGGTGTTGGTAACACTATCGGTAAATTTGTTAGATAAAGGAGTACATTATGGCTTTGCCAAAATTTGAAGTGTCAACTTATGACATAAAACTACCAATTTCTCAACTAGATGTTAAATATAGACCATATCTAGTAAAAGAAGAAAAGAACCTTATGATTGCCAATGAAACTGGTGAACAAAGAGATGTAATTAATGCAGTAAAAAATCTTATAGAGAATTGCACTAACAACACTATAAAAAGTGGTGTAATACCTATGGCAGATTTAGAGTATTTATTTGTAAATATTCGTGCAAAATCATCTGGGGAAATGACTAAAGTTTCTATAAAATGTCCAGATGAAGAAAATACATATGTGACAAAAGAAGTTAACCTTACTGATTTGGTGGTAGATAAACCTTTACCAGATAGTAATTTAGTTAGACTAGATGATAAGATTTCAATAGAATTTAGATATCCATCTATTGATGATTTATCACACTTGAAAGATTTTAAAAGTCCTACTTTGGAAGACTTATTTAAAATTATTATAAATTGTGTGCATAGAGTAATAGATGGTGAAAAGGTGTATGAAAAAACAGACTTTAATGAAAAAGAAACTAAAGATTTCATTGAAAGTTTGTCTTCTGCACAATTTAACAAAGTAAGAACATTCTTTGATAATATACCAAAATTGTATAAGGATGTTGAAATTAATAATCCAAACACTAATGTTTCTTCAAAAGTAAGATTGGAGGGTTTGAATAGTTTTTTTACATAGCTCTTTCTCACGATACTCTTGAGAACCATTTTAAAACAAACTTTTCATTTATGCAACATCATAAATACAGTTTGTCCGAATTAGAAAATATGGTGCCTTGGGAAAGAGAAATATATGTTGGACTATTAAACGAACATATAAGAGACGAAAATGAACGACTTAAACAACAACAACAAAATACCTAAAACAGTTGACCCAGAGTTAGCTAAAAAAGACTTGAATGGAGATGGACACATCTCCCAAGAAGAATTGGAGATGGATTTGGAATTTAAAAGAAAAGAATTAGAAGATGCAGATGCTCGTAGAGATGCAATGAGAACTATGACTTGGTTC